CCCGCGTCGGCCCACGGCGCGATGACCGTGGAGCAGAGGTAACGGACCTGCTCGATCGAGCCGATCTCGCCCTCGAACGGGCTGGTGTGCGGACCGTAGTCCGACACCGGCTTGAAGTTGGTGATGTTGCGCAGGTCGGACTCGAGGTCCGGATGGCAAACCGCCATGTACGCCGCTTCGACCGACTTCGTGTTGAAGTCGGCGTTCGACGCGACCACCGTGGTGATCTTCTTGGCGTTCTGCCGGTTAAGGCCAGTCGTGACCCGGCGCTGGTCGGCCAGTGCGATCGCCGTGACGACCAGGTTACGGCTCGCCACCGCGTTCGCGTAGAACACGTTGGTGCCGGCCTTCAGCACGTTGAACCGGAGCGTCTCGACGGTGAGCGCGGCCTGCTCGCCGAGGATGTCCGTGCACTGCTGCAGGATGTCGTCGGTGTGCGTGTCCATGATCACGTCGGTGATCTCGATGAAGTCGCCGTACTGCGCGAGCTGCACGGTGTAGTCCTGGTTCGAGATCGAGTTGCCCTGCGGCGTCACGCCTTCGGTCAGCGGCGTCGTCGCGACCGGGACGTAAAAGCTGCTGGCAGGATTGCCGCTGCCGGCCGAACCGGTCGAACCGGTCAGGAAGTAGCGACGAAACTTGGCCGTCTGGGTCGAGTTGGTCGGCAGAGGATAGGTCTGGCCGAACTTCTCGAGCTGCAGATACGGCATTGCGCGCTTCAGCATGCGCACGACCGAATAGGCCGCGACCGCCGGCGAAATGTCACCATAGTTCATTGGATGTCCCCCCTAGACAATGAGCTTCTAAGCCAGGTCTTTGGAAAACTGGCTCCAGGCGTCTTCGAACGTCGAAGGATCGCCCGATGCAAGTACCTCGGACCGCTTGGACTCGACTGGTGCCAGCGCTGCAGCCGCTTCCTTGGCCGCGCCGGACAGCTCGTTGTCCTTGGCAGGTTTCCCACCCTGGCCGCCCGTTGATGCTGCCCCCGCAGCCGGAGCGGCCTGGCCAGTGGCCTGCCGGTAACGCTCGACCAAATCCTTGACTTCGTCGTGCGTCCCATTCTGGATAACATGGTTGTACGCGTTCTGTAAATAGGCCGGCTGCTTCGCGACCCAGTCAACCACTTGCTGCCGCAAATTGTCGTTGTAGTCGGGCACCGCAGCCTTGACGTCGGCGAGATGCGCGCGGCCAGCCAGGGCGTCGAGTGTCTCCATCAGCGGCTGGACGACCTTCTGCACTTCGCCGAAGACGAAGCCCAGGAGCTCCTGATACTCGCCGCGGCGCTTCAGCGCCTCGCACTTGGCGACATCCGGCCAGTCCTTGTCGTACTGCTCGAGCTGCTTCGCCTCATCGTCGGTGAACGGGGGCTTGGGCTGCTCCGCGCCGGACGCCTCGCTGGCCGCGGCCTCAGCCGGCTTGGCGTCAGCAACTAACTTGCTGAGCTTGGCGAGGACGTCGTCGGCATTAGGCGCGGCATCACCACCACGCGCAGGTTCGGCTGCCGACGCTCCCGCATCTGCTGCCGCTCCAGGGCCGCTCGCGCCATCGCTCGCTGGCGCCGCAGCGCCTTTGTCGTCCGCCGCTGCACCAGCGTCGCTCTTATCGTCCGCAGCAGCAGCTTCAGCTCCTGCAGCAGCGGCGGCCCCGCCGTCACCAGCACCAGCGTCAGCAGCAGCGCCAGGTTCGCCCCCAGCAGCAGCCGCACCTGCGTCTCCAGATCCATCGCCTTGACCCCCCTTGTCGTCAGCGGCTGCCGCCGCGGCAGCTGCATCGGTGTCAGCTGCCGACGCCTTGTCCTCCGGGGCGGAGAACTGAGCGAAAGCAGCTTCGAAATCGTCTTTCTGTTCGGCCACTTAACCTACTCCTTTGAGCGCAGTGCTGGTCGGGTCACCAGCGTGAACAGCTTGCGGAGGGACTGCGCCTCCCCCTGCAGCCTTTGAAAATCGCTCGGCTGAGCATCGACCAGAGCTTCGGTCGCATCAGCGATCATCAGCTCCAGCAACTCCTTCACCGCCGCCGCTTCGAAGGCCGACGACACTGCGATGTCAGCCGCCAGCTCTTGAACCCGAGCTTTGCGATCCATCTTTCGCGTCGTTGCCATCGTCGTTTACTCCGTCGGGGAGGCCATGCTCGAGGATCGAGATCGCGGTGCCGGTCGACTGAGCGTCGGCCGCAGCGCTGTTCTTCTGGCCTTGGGTGATATTCTTGAACGCCTGGCTGAGCAGGCTGCGCTCCTGCGCGATCTGGAGCCGCTGGGCGATCTGCGCCATTTGCGCCTGGCTCGCTTCGCGCTGGGCCTTCTTGCGCTCGGCCTCCTCTTCCGGCAGCAGCAGCGAGCTCATGTCGCGCACCGCGAAGCGCTGCTCGAGGAACTTGCGCTCGTCGATATTGTCCCAGTCCTCCGGCCGCAGGGTCTGCGCCAGCTGATCGAGCTGGGCGCCGCGGACCTCCTTGGCGATGAGGCTGGTCGCACCGCGCGCAACCACGTTGTAGTCGCCCTCCGGAGCCAGTGCAGGATTGAACTTCTTGTTGAACGCGACCAGCGCTTCGATCACCGACTGCTTGTAGGTGTCGAAGTTGCGGATGATGTCCTTGAATGGGAGCGCCGCTTCGCCGCGGAGCATCGACGCCCCGGCCGCGGTGCGCATCGGTTCGGACGGCATCGACTGCATATCGCCACCGGTCGCCGGCCCGACGAAGCTCTCCGCATCGGCGAAGTCCATGAACAGCTTGATCAACGACTGCAGTTCGGCGAGGTGGCCGTCGACGTCGACCTTGCGCACCGCCGGATATTGCGAGGTCGGACCATCGTCGTCGCGCAGCCAGATCTTGTACGCCTCGATCCCACTGAGGTCCTGGCCGGGCTGCATCAGCGAGGTGTTGACCTCGAGGTTGGGCCCGCAGGTCACCGACGCATTGTCGAGCGTCATGCGGGTCGCCGCGGCAACGCTCATCTGACTGTCGCGGATCACGTACGGCAAGCCATTAGCGATCGGCGAGGTGTCGTCTTCGTCGAAATTGAAGCAGTGGACGGTGCGGACATCCATCCCGAGCTTGCGCCACGGGTTCATGTCCGCCCTGATCACGATATTGTCGATCAGCCAGATCTCGGCCTCGATGTCGTCGGCGAGCTTGTCTTCTGCGATCTGGATGCCGAGTTGCTGCAGCTTGCGCGCGCTCACTGGGCCCTTCCAGACGATGATCTCGTACTTCGACTGGGGGTCCTGCTTCATCGAGTCGTTGACGTGAGCCTTGGTGCCCATCGAGCGCAGATCGACCTCGAACTCGCGCGGCTTGTAATTTCCCTGGGTGTTGTTCGACAGGTACTTCTTGACCTGGTCGGCGAAGAAGCCGTCGCGATCGGCGAGCTTGCGCACCTGGCTGCGGCCCATGACTTTCCGGAGGAAATAGCCCTCGACACCCCACAAAGTCTTCGCGCTCATGTCCGGGTAGAAGTCCCACACCGAGCAAAAGTCGTACTGCGGCTTGCGGATGGTGCGCTCGATCGGCTTGTAGGTCGGCTGCTGGCCGGCTTGGGTCGGCAGTACCTGCATCCAACCGGACTTCTGGATCTCACGTACGTACGGACCCTCGAGCACGCCAAGACCGTAGAGGATGCCGCTCAGCGCCACCTTGCGGTCGAGCGCGATAATGTCGAGGGTCTGATTGCCGCCGATCTCCTGCAGCTGATCGTCGATCAGCTTGGTCAGCTCGCACGCGCGCTGGTCGGCCAAGCGCTGCACCGCATAGTCAACCATCTCCATCGTGACCGGGGTCGGAACCCCGTCACCCTGGCGCTCCTGGACGAGCTCACTGACCGCCTGAGCGACATCAGCCGGGTCCATTTCCGGGCACGGAGACGCGTTCAGCTCCCAGTTGCGCTCGTTGCCGGGGTACATGAGGTTCATGATCCGGCTGAGCGTCGAGACCACCTTGATGCGAGTGACCCGCGGATAAGCGCGACTGCGCGAACCGCCGATCTCTCTCTCGATCTCAGGGTCGTAAATACCGAGATATTGACGCAAGTTGCGCAGCCACTTCAGCTCGGTCAACCGGCGATCGGCCGCATATTGAACGAACAGCGACCCGAGCTCCTGACCGAGCGCGGTCAGCGTTTGAGAGTCAATTTTGCGAACCGGAGCCTCGCCCTCGACGGTGACCGCCGGCGGCTGTTGGTCCTGGGTGACTGTCGCTTGAGCCGGTGCCGCAGGTGCTGCGGCGGCAGCCTTCCCCCCTCGCGCCATCTATCCCCCCTTAGCGCACATGGTACGACCGCCCAGCACCCGAATTGCGATACGCCGGCGGCTTACCCCCAGCAGCAACATATCGCTCATTACGAGACGCTTGTCTATGGAAGTAACGGCACAGGTAGCCAAAGCCGTCACCCGGGTGAGAGTAAGGGTTCTTCTCGGGCGTCGCATTTTCGTTCTTGATATTCTCGTTCTTGTCGAGCGCGTAGCGCCACCCTCCGCGCAGCGCACGGACCAGGATCGGACACTGGGCCTGGTCGATCAGGAGCGCCGGCTTGCCGTTGACCAGACGAGTGGTGAAGTGCTCGATCGCGTCCAGCCGCAGTGGCAGCCGGTTGTTGCTCTCGATCTTCACCGTGAAGCCCTTGCGCTTGAAGATGTCGACCGCGATTTTCTCGTCGTTTGACGAGCGGTTCCCTGCGGCCGGATCAGGCGCGATGATGAACTCGGCGTCCGGGAAGCGCCGCCTGAGATAGGGCTGCAGTCGCTCGGCGATGAAGCGCGACACGCCATAGCCGGACTGGATGAGCTCACCGAGCACGATCAGCCGCCCGTCGAGGTCCTCCTGCCCGAAGATCATCGCCGAGCCACCTAGCCCGGGATCGAACCCCCCGATAAGAGGCAGGTGCGGGTTGTAGAGCAGAGCTCCCTTGGACAGATGCAGTTCCGGCTGGAAGGTGGGCACCACCGGTTTGCCGGCGATGGAAAATCCCCAACATGCCTCGAGATACTGCTTGATCCAAGCATCTGACTTACCCTTGGCCTGGTTGGTATAATAAGCGGCGCCGCCTGGTAGGTTCTCCAGGTTTTCGGCCTCACTAGAGAAGCCGCTTGGCTGCAGAAAATAACGAGCGTTGCGAGCACTGTCCGGGCTCTCGCCAGGCTGGACGTGGATCTCGGTGTTGTGAAGGTAATCATACCACCAATTATCCTCAGTCGACGGGTTGGATGAGCCCCACATCCCCCAGTTGGTCGCGCCGCCCATGACCTTGGACGGATAGCGGCCGCAGCGAGCGGAGAGCGCTTCAATGATCTGCTTGGGGATTTCCACGAACTCGTCGATGATCGCGAAAGTCACTTCGAGCGACAGCACACGCGCGACGTCTTCCGGCCGATCGAGCGGCCTGAACAGCACCTCACACTCGACATCGTCGAAGCGCAGGATGAAGGTCTTGTCGGTCTCCTTCCACTCGCCGGCCTGGCCGTTCTTGAACCAATAGTTCCAGCTCGACAGGGTGGTATCCTTGAGCTGGGGCATGGTGTTGCGGACGATCACCGCGCGCGTCCGGCGGATGCCGTCAGGCCCCTTCGCCTGCTGCTTCGCCATGTAGATCAGCTTGAAGAAGATGCCCGTCGTCTTGCCTGAGCCGACCGGCCCCACGATCCAGTCGTAGAACAGCTCGCCCTGACGGTAGTCCTTGACGAACTCGCGGATCGTCGGTGGGGGTGTGTACTGGATCGTCGCCATCAGCTGTAGCTCAGGTCGTCCCCGTTAAAATTCCACTGCGGTGCTTCGCAAGTAAACCGCGGCTCACCCCATTGCGGAGAGCCGATATATGGTGGCCGCTGCGGTGCCGGGATGATCTGCCGGTCGTTGCACGCCGCGCACGCACCGACATGGGGCGCCCAGATGCGGGCGCATTTGGGGCACTCCCACCCCTGCTGCTGACCGGTGACGATGTTCACGACTTGGCGTCCTCGTAATTGTGAATAAAGTCCAGGATGCGCTCCTGGGTCTCCTGATGGAGCTCATAGTTGCCGTCACGCATCCGGTAGAAGAGGTCCGGGTCCCCCGCCGCCAGGCGGCCGAACGTCTCGGGGTGGATCCCGGTATACCGGAGGAAATTGACTATCATCTCGAACACGACCCAGCCTCTCGTGTACGCAACTGCAAATGACGGGCACAGGGTAGCGGAGCTCGAGGTCCGCGTTGACGACGAAGATCTCGCGCTTCCACCGGTTCACCAAACACCCAGGCCGGTGAGAACCAGGATCGCCGCGAGGATGAAAAACTCGAACAGGATGTCGAAGGTCTCCTTGAGCGTCTTGGGCTGGCGCGGTTCGCTCATGGCTTCGCCCCCT